TTGTGTTGAGTCTTTGTATTGAGAAGGCCCCGTCGGTTGCTTTACCACCGTATGATCTTAAACTGTTGCCCAGAATCTGCGACGATGTCGGGAAATTCTGAACACCAGAATCCGGTGACAATTTTCCTACGCCAATCACTTGGTGATTAGTATTAGGGTCCAAATCAAGATGATCAGTTGGACTCAAATTTAAATTCTTCAATACATCAGTACGATGGTAATGTGGTATTTTAAACCATCTCTCAATCTTTTCCGGTTCACGTGTTACTTTAACGGACCCCATTTGAAATAAAGTGGAGACCATTTTGTAAAACAATGCCGGGTTCTCATTCGACAAAGCAATTAATGAACCCGCAAATAAAATGTTTGGGTTGAATTGATTTCCGACAACCATGCCAGTGTTGTTAAACATTGTCATGTTTGGGTAAATTGTAGTACTCTTAGCGACTGGACGATACAAATTTGCATCTGCACGCCAATTAACAAAATCATATAGCTGTTCAATACCGACACCTGCATTATCCTGCTCCATACGTCGTAATGGATCTGTTGTGTTCCTAACGAAACCAATATGTTTAACGCGAGCACCTGTGGGCATTAAAAAGCCATAATCATATGTTTTTAGTTGATCAGAAGTCAATTCAACACATTTATTGAATGTGGGGCTTTCTGGGTTCTTATCGTAAACTCTCGGTGATGACATCACTTCCATATTTCTCCACTCAATTACAACTTGTGTTCTTGCATCGTTTGTGGGTAAACCACTAAATTCCGGCACAGCTGATGGTGGGTGAAGGCATTTGCGAATTACGGCATCTTTAGCACTATGCTTATCAGTGCTAGTTTGTACTTCGCTATCGTTGTGAAGATTAGAAAACAAGTCTACATCCACGGGATTTTCTACGGGGATGCTCATTGTCGTATAAATAAATATAAATTAAATATTATAAATAATGGGAAAATAATTAAAGGTATAAATATGGTTGACATATAAATAGAAGATTAAAGTTTATTAAATT